ACATCTCGCCCAGGACGGGCGTGCCCGCGTCCAGGATCAGGGATACGACCGACCCGGCCAGATCGGTAAGACCGCCGACCCGGCCGCCGTACTTGGCAGTCAGGGCAACGATGTCGTCCCACTGCAGGCGGGACGGGTCGACCAGGCTGCGGCGGTCCTTGGGGGTGGCGAACTCCAGCCGGACCGCTCGGTCGCGCATCGCCTTCTCAGACATCATGGTGCCGCTGCCCTCGCCCGAGATCATGATCGGACTGACCAGCTGCTGGTTGGTGGTGCCGACGTTGTCCGCGTCCTTCTTGCCCCGGCTGCCCTCGGAGGTGGCCTGCCGGACGATGTCGGCGATCTGAGACACCTTGACGTCGGTCATGTCGTCGAGCCAGGCGATACCGTTGCGGTGTGCGGCCACCGCGTCGCGGAAGCTGGCGGGAGTATGTTGTCCGGCGCCGTCGGCGGATCCGGCCAGGGCGACCATCATGGCGAAGAACCCTGTGGTCTTGCCGGACTCGCTGCCCGCGTCCAACATCATGAACGGGAACATCGAGCAGGGATACCGGCCCTTGAGCAGGGCCATCGCCCACCAGGACCCGAACACGCTGGCTACTGTCTCGTCTTGGAAGGTCAGCACCTCACGCAAAACACCGCGCGCGGTGTCGCGATCGGCCATCCCGTATCGGTACCGAACGTGCCCGCGCAGGTAGTCGGCCGGGACCAGCGCGCCGTGCGGCTCTACGCCACCCCCTCCCAGGATGCCCTCCGGAATAACGAAACTGCCGTCGGCCTGGTGGCCGTAGTGGGGAGTCTGTTCGGCGGCCGGGGCATCCTGGGACATCAGGTACCTAAGCAGCCGCGTATTGGACGACACCTTGCACGAGTCGTTGGCCGGGGGGGCGATGCTGGCGTGGTGGGCGGTCAGCCAGACCGTGAGCTTGTAGACGTTGCCCAGGATGTCGGCCGGTAGCGGCTCGTTCTCGTAGATGGTGTGACCGGTAACAAGGTCCACATAGAACGTGCGCTCGTCGTCGTCCTGCACGATCCGGCGGGCGCGCAGCTCGAAGTCGGACCACTCGGAGATCCGGACCAGACCGTCCTCACCCTTTACGGTGGTGTACAGCCTGCCGTCCCGGGCAGCCAGGAACCCGCTATCAGCTTCAAAGGTTAATCCGGCGCCGGAGTGCTGCTTGGCCCAGATGGAGTCGGCGACCTTCAGGGCCTCGGCCTCGTCGAGAGGATCGTCCAGGGTCGCCCCCAGGTGGCGCACCAGCGCGGTGTAGCCGTCCTGCATCGGCGCCGGAAACATCTTGGCCAGGTGACCGGCCACCTGGGTCAGCCAGTTGTTGCGACCGTCGCCCTCCGAGGACGGCGGGTTCTCGATCAGGTTGCGTAGCAGAGACTTGATGTTGCTGTTCTGACGCTTGTGCGCGCTGCTCGGCCGGGTGGCGTTGCTGGACTTCAGTTCGACAACGTTTGAATCTTCAGTAGGCTTATCGGATCGGAGGGGGTGGCGCAGGCACTCCGGGGCGTCCAGCAGCTCGCCTCCCGCCCACTCGTACCGGCGGCCGGTGGCATGGACCGACGGCGGTATCACCACCCCCCCGCCGTCCCCACGGAAGTCGTACCCCAGGTCGTTGTCCGAGTGTCCCGGCCACTCCCGCTCGTCCGTGTCGGGGATACGGAAGTGCAGGTGCACGCCGCGCCCGGTGGTTACTTTAAGCGCTTTGTCGTACAGGTCGCCCAGCACCTCGCGCCAGCGCTTCTCAGCCTGGCCGCTGTCGATGTCCAGGACCACCCGCCTGCTGATCTGGCCCGTAGCCAGCCACAGCCCCTTGGCCTCATCGCCCTTGGCGAACGCCAGCCTGGGCCAGGGCTGCATGCGCTTGGCGACCCAGGTGCTGCGCCACTTCACACCGAGATCGCCCGGATTCTTGCCGCCCTCGGGCAATGGGAAGACATACAGCCCCTCGGCCGCCAACCTCTCCCATTCCCCCCGAACCGTGCCGTCGGACAACGCAGGTGCTCCTTGCCTCTACACAGACGGATGTACTCACACAGTGTAGTCCCCCCTGGGGACGGGCGGACCCGCCGCCCCTGATACTGGGCGGCGGGTCCGATCCGCGCGCTTCGCGCGTTCGCGGTCCTAGTACAGCGGGACTTCCTCCGGCTTGGACTTGGAGCCGCTACCGGCCGTCGCGGGAGCGGCGTCCTCGGAGGCGCTGTCCTCGGCCGGGAGGACCTGCTTGATGTCGTTGCTCAGGTCTCCCTTGCGGGTGCCCTCCTTGATGATGCGCTGGATGACGTAGAGCCGGACCGGCTTGCCGATCAGCTCGTCCGTGTCGGTGTCGGCCGGGACGCCGAACGCCTTGAAGACCTCGTTCAGGCGCCAGCGGGCCGCCTCGGACAGGGAGGTGTTCAGGAACATCTTGCGGGAGGTGAACCCCTCGTCGGTCAGCTTGAACACCCACCGCCAGTAGATGCCGTTGGCGCCCTCCTTGACCTCGACCTCTCCCTCCAGAACGGCTCGGTAGATGCCCTCGTCGATGACTTCGAACGCCTGGCCCTCCGCCTTCTCGACCTCGGCCGCCACGTCGGCACTGAGCTTCGGCATGTCAGTATCCTTATCTGTGTTTGCGTGTTGTTTTGTCTTCTGCGCGGAGACGGCCGCGCCCCGCTACTTGCTGTCCGCCGGAGGGGCGGACTCGGCCGGGCTGGTCTTCATCCGGACCCGGCCCAGGTAGTCCTGCTGCGCGGTGTCGTCGTCCAGGGGCCAGTCCTGGAACACCAGGCTGACCAGCCGGTCGAACGAGGGATCGGCCAGTACAGACGGCGTACCGCCCAGCCGGTCCTTGCCCTTGTACTTGCCCGTGTCGCGGAATACCCCCAGGTAGCCGCTGGCGTCCTCGACGCCGGGCACCTTGCTGGTGTACGCGATCAGGTCGACGTACCCCATCAGGTTCACTCCGAACTTGGGGGACAGCTGGGGCAGCATGACCAGGCCGGTGCCGGTCTCCTTGTCGATCTCCCGCTTGGCCAGGCAGACGAACGCCGTGTGGCAGGGCAGGTCCCGGAACCGGCGCGCGATGATGCGCAGCTTCTCGGTCACCACGCCGTGCTCTCGCACGTCGACGTCGAACTCGGAATCATCCACCTCCATTACCAGGACGCCGTTCTTGTCGGTGGCCTTGCGCACCGCCTTGGCGTGGCGGACGTCGACCTCCTCACGCAGCAGCATCTGGTGCAGCTCGGTCATCGAGTCGAAGATGACACCGGCCACCGAGTCGGGGTCGTCGTCCAGCTCGGCCTTGATCCGCCAGTAGAAGGCGTCCAGCTGGGCGTAGGTGGTGATCGGCTTGTTCTGGTCGTCCCGGGCCGGGACAATGTTCTCGACCGGGATGCCCAGGCGGCGCAGCGGCTTGGCCTTGGCGCCGGACTCCGTGTCCACCAGGTACACCCGGCCCAGACGGGCCATCCCGGCGGCGGCGGAGGTCTTGCCGGATCCGGGCTCGCCGTAGTACAGCACGTTGGCGAACTCGGGCATGTCGTCCAATGTGGCCTGCGGCCGGGGCGGTGCGGCGGTTTCAGTCATTGACTCTCATCTCTGGTTCTGCCCGACTGGCGATGCCAGCGGCGGGGGCTCGGGCCGCCTCCGCCGCCGTACGATCGTATCCCACCATACCGGTTGTCCGGCAGACAATCCCGGGTTACCAGTCCCGCTGGGCCTCCCGGACCTCCTCCACGAACATAGCCAAAGCGTCTTTGACCTGCTCCACCGCATCTGCCAGGGCCTGTATCCGGGAGTCTTCGCCCGTGCACATGGAGTTGATCAAACGGTCCACCTCATCAAGGTGGATAGACACCCCCTCCCCGGTGACGTAGTGCTTGAATATCTGGTCGCCCATGTCAGTGCCTCTCTGCTCCAGGCGTCCATCCGGTGTCCAGCAGATACAGCCGCTCGCGGTCCTCCCCGGTCTTGCGGCCGAGCAGGCAGGCGTCCCGGAACTGGCACATCCACTTGCACCGGTCCTTGTCCGGGTGCCGCTCGGCCAAGTCTCCGGCCGCCCACATCCTGCGGGCCGTGGCGTACGCCTCGGTCGCGATGGTGTTCAGCTCGAAGTCGGTGCGCGCCAGCGGGAACCGGCGGAACCGGGAGTCCAGGGTCTGCCCGGCGGTCTTGTTGCGCTGGGTACGGGCGCCGTTCCATGACCCGGCGAACACGTCGAACCCTACCTGCT